AAAAGGTAAGATCGCAGAACTCGCGCTCGGCTACGGCGGCTCGGTCGGTGCCTTAAAGGCGATGGGCGCTATCGAGATGGGCTTGTCCGAAGATGAGCTTCCTCCGCTGGTGGACGCTTGGCGGCAGACAAATCCCCACATCGTGAAATTCTGGTGGGACGTTGACCGGGCGGTCATGGAGGCCGTAAAGCATAAGCACACGACCTCGTCCTATGGTCTGACCTTTTCCTGCCGTTCCGGGATGCTCTTTATCACACTGCCCTCCGGCAGAAACCTCGCCTATGTAAAACCCAAGGTCGGCACAAACAAGTTCGGCGGCGAGTGTATCACCTATGAAGGCGTCGGAGCCACGAAAAAGTGGGAGCGGCTCGACTCATACGGCCCGAAATTTGTGGAAAACATCGTACAGGCGACCAGCCGTGACATTCTCTGCTACGCCATGAAGACGCTTCGGAACTGCGAAATCGTCATGCACATCCACGACGAGCTGGTTATCGAGGCTGATCCTCGCATGTCCCTTGACGTTCTCTGTGAACAGATGGGCAGGACACCGCCGTGGGCTCGCGGCTTACAGCTTCGGGCAGACGGGTACACCACGCCCTTCTACAAAAAAGATTAAATATCGTCCGCTCAAATCAGGCGTTCATCTCCAGTGGAAATTAGAGGTGGACGCCTTTTAAGTCTGCCCGGAAAGGAGGACTCAAGGTTTGAGTAACGATTATCGAAACAGCGAAGGCTATCCTGACCCGACTGCCGGTGAGGCGATCTGTCGGATTGCCGCCAATGAGAAGCAGTTCCTGCGTGCCTTTAGGCCTATCGTCTACATCTGCTCTCCCTATTCCGGAGATGTGGAGGGAAACGTGGCTGCGGCGAGACGCTACTGCCGCTTTGCCGTGGACAAGGGCTTCATTCCCATCGCTCCGCACCTTTTGTACCCGCAGTTCCTGAACGACGATGACCCATCGGAGCGCGAGCTCGGTCTCTTCTTCGGGAATGCGCTTATGAGCAAGTGCGCAGAGGTCTGGGTGTTCGGAAGCCGCATCTCATCCGGGATGGAAACAGAAATCAAACGTGCCAAGTGGAAAGGCTACCACTTGCGCTATTTCACAGAAGAATGTCAGGAGGTCTAACACCATGTATGAAGTAACAGAAAGACGTAGAAAACTCGAAGACGGCACCGAAATCACAACTTACACCCGTGAGGTTATCAGCTGCAACATCCTGCAGGTCGAAGCCGGTACGAACGGTTTTCAGGGAGGTGACTCCGGCCACGGCAGCCGCACCTATTTCCGCATCAAGGATCTGGCCAGCACAGATATAAATATCCGTTCTCACACCGACAGCTATGGCGGCAGCGAGTTTGAGGTTACCCTCGGCGGCGACTGTGAGCTGGAAACCATGATCCGGGCGCTGAAGTTCATCACGAAGGTGCTCGAAGATGAATCGCAGGAGGTGTACGACTGATGAAATACGCCACCGCCAATAGCCGCAAGGCTATCAAATGGAAAAACGGCGACACTTCGATGGATGCCTTAAAGGCCAGATTCCAGAACACCGTCCGCACCACGGAGACCATTGAGGAATACCGCAAGATGTCCAAAGCCCAGCAGGCAGACATCAAAGACATCGGCGGTTTCGTGGGCGGGCATCTTCGGAACGGTCGCCGTAAAAAGGGATATGTGCTTTGCCGCTCCATGCTGACTCTCGACATGGACTACGGCGAGCCGGATGTGTGGGATACCACCATCAGCAAAATCCCGTACCAGTGCCTGTGCCACTCGACGCATAAGCATACACCGGAAAATCCGAGGCTCCGTCTGGTAATCCCGCTCACCCGCGAGATCAGCGAGCCCGAATATGAGCCAGTCGCCAGAATGTTCGCCAAGGAAGTCGGCATTGATATGTTCGACGACAGCACCTATGAGGCCAACCGCCTCATGTACTGGCCTTCCACTTCCGTCAACGGCGAGTATGTATTCAAGGAAAAGGACGGCGACGCCTTAGACCCGGATGCCTACCTTGCCAAATACGATGACTGGCAGGACTCCAGCACATGGCCGGTATCCTCCCGTGAGTCCTGCGTGGAAGATCACGGTGCCAGCAAGCAGGCTGATCCTCTTGCCAAGCCGGGAATCATCGGTGCGTTCTGCCGGGCTTATCCGATCTCGGAGGTAATCCCGGAGTTCCTCTCCGATGTATATGCTCCGACCGATGACGAGAACCGCTACGACTATATCCCTGCGGACAGTCCCGCCGGTGCCGTTTCCTACGGAGATAAGTTTTTGTATTCGCATCACTCCTCAGACCCTGCCTGCAAAAAGCTCCTGAATGCTTTTGACCTTGTCCGCGTCCACCGCTTCAGCGATCTGGACAAGGATGTGCTGGATGAGTCAACCTCGTCGAAGATGCCGTCCTATAAGGCCATGATGGACTTTGCCTCCGGCTGCGACAAGGTGAAAATCCTGCTGCTTTCGGAGAAGCAGGCGCAGGCCGGTGAGGAGTTTGCCGCTACAGACGACGGCTCCGATGATGACTGGAAAGCCAAGCTCCAATATCAGTCCCGCAGCACCGTCCTTCAGAACAGCGTCTGGAACGAGATGCTGATCTTGAATAACGATCCGGATTGTCAGGGCTTTGCCTATAACGAGATGGCCAACCGCATACAGGTGATCGGCGATGTTCCTTGGGATCGTCCCGCTGACAATAAGTTCTGGCGCGATGCCGATACGGCGCAGCTGAAAGCCCTGATCGACATCCGCTATGTCTGCTTCTCTGACAGAAACCACAATGTCAGCTTTACGAAAGTGGCAGACGACCGCCGGTTCCATCCCGTGAGGAACTACTTAAACGACCTGCCGAAATGGGATCAGGTGCCTCGCGTGGACGAGCTCTTTATCCGCTGCCTGCAGGCAGATGACACGAAGTATGTCCGGGCAGTCACCAGAAAAACCTTAGTGGCCGCCGTGACCCGCATCTACCATCCCGGCACCAAGTTCGATACCGTTCCCGTCCTTGACGGCGCACAGGGTATCGGCAAGAGCACCATGTGGAAGTCTCTTGCCGGTGATGAATATTTCTCCGACGCCCTTTCGCTTACTGACATGGACGACAAGTCCGGTGCGGAAAAGCTGCAGGGCTTCTGGATCATTGAAATCGGCGAACTGGCCGGAATGAAAAAGGCCGACATCGAGAAGGTCAAGTCCTTCCTCTCCACTTCAGATGATAAGTACCGTCCCAGCTACGGCAAGGTGGTCGAAAGTCATCCGAGGCAGTGTGTTGTGGTCGCTACGGTCAACGGCGAGCATGGATACCTCCGTGATATCACCGGAAACCGGCGCTTCTGGATTGTGAAATGTCGCCAGACGGAAAATGCCGTGCGCTGGAAAATCACGCCCGAAGAACGTGACCAGATATGGGCGGAGGCCAAGTATTACTACGAGCAAGGCGAAAAGCTGTATCTCGAAGGTGACCTTCTTGCGGAAGCTGAAGAAGCCCAGAGAAGCGCTATGGAAACAGACGAGCGCCAAGGCCTCGTGGAACAGTACCTGTCAAAGCTCCTGCCGGAAAACTGGTCTGAGATGGATCTCTACCAGCGTCGGAATTTCCTTGACGGTGATGACATCACATCTGATTCCGGCACCGTGGAACGCACCGAGGTCAGCAATGCGGAAATCTGGTGTGAATGCTTCGGAAGGAATATCGCTGACTTAAAGCCCACCGACTCTTATGCCATCGCGGCACTTATGACACAGGTGGACGGCTGGAAGCGTACCAATCGCAGGGCTTCCCAGCCTCTTTACGGACGTCAGCGATTGTACGAACGCACAACATAGGTGGACAACCTCGTGGACAAGGACAACTTTTTCCCTTTATTTAATCCGGCAAAACAGAAAAAGGAGGCCACACAGGCACCTGCGCACACCCGCGTAGATAAATATAGGAAAAAGCTGTCCGCTTGTTCCACCTTGTCCACTCAAAGGAGATGAATGGAAATGAAAATAGATGAAAAGACAATTGAGAAAAAGCTGATAAATGCAGTGAAATCAATGGGAGGCATCGCGCCCAAGTTCGTCTCTCCGGGCTTTGACGGGATGCCGGACAGGCTTGTCCTTCTTCCGGGAGGTGTTATGGCTTTTGCGGAGCTAAAGGCTCCGGGAAAGAAACCGCGCCCGCTCCAGCTGGCAAGACACCGACTTCTTCGGGAGCTGGGATTCAAGGTTTACGTCATTGACGATATCTCACAGATTGGAGGGATGCTTGATGAACTTCACGCCACATGATTATCAGGACTATGCCATCCGCTACATCGAAAAGCATCCCGTGGCCGCTGTCCTTTTAGATATGGGACTTGGCAAAACGGTGATCTCCCTGACTGCTGTATATGATCTCTTGTTTGACAGCTTCGAGGTACGGCGCGTTCTGGTGGTCGCTCCCTTACGAGTCGCCCGTGATACTTGGCCTTCGGAAATCCAGAAATGGAGTCACCTTGCGGGTCTAACCTTTTCGGTCGCAGTCGGGACTGCCAAGGAGCGAAAAGCAGCACTTATGCAGCAAGCGGACATCACGATCATCAACCGCGAAAACCTGCAGTGGCTCATTGACGAGTCCGGCTTTCCCTTTGACTACGATATGGTGATTATCGACGAGCTATCGTCCTTCAAAAACCACAAGTCAAAGCGCTTCAAGTCTCTGATGAAGGTTAGACCCAGACTCCATCGCATTATCGGCCTCACCGGCACACCTTCCTCCAACGGTCTCATGGATCTGTGGGCAGAGTTCAAAGTGCTGGATATGGGTGAGCGCCTCGGACGCTTCATCACACAATACCGGACAAATTACTTCATGCCGGACAAGCGAAACGGCGAGATCATCTACTCCTACAAGCCGCTGCTCTATGCGGAGGACGCGATTTACCGGAAAATCTCGGATATCACGATTTCCATGAAATCGACCGACCACTTAAAGATGCCGGAGCTGGTATCCACGGCCTATGAGGTGCAGCTTTCGGAATCGGAGCGTGACCGCTACGAGGATTTGAAGCAGGAGTTCATCCTGCAGCTCCCAGACGGCGAAGTCACCGCTGCCAATGCAGCATCCCTCACCGGGAAGCTCTCCCAGCTGGCCAATGGTGCGATTTATGCGGATACCGGAGAAATCATCGAGTTTCACGACAGAAAGCTGGACGCTTTGGAGGATATTATCGAGGCCGCCAATGAAAAACCGCTCCTTGTAGCCTACTGGTTCCGGCACGACTTATCCCGCATAAAGAACCGCTTCAATGTTCGGGAGATCAAGACAAGCCGCGATATCGCTGACTGGAATGCGGGAAAGATTCCTGTAGCAGTCATACATCCGACCTCTGCCGGTCACGGCTTAAACCTTCAGGCCGGAGGCTCCACCCTTGTATGGTTCGGGCTCACATGGTCGCTGGAACTCTACCAGCAGACCAACGCCCGCCTCTGGAGGCAAGGCCAAGAGTCCCATACCGTGGTGATCCAGCACATCATCACAAAGGGCACCATTGATGAGCGGATCATGCGGGCACTCACCAAGAAAGAACTGACACAGTCGGCACTGATCGACGCGGTCAAAGCCGAGGTGGTGTGATGAGCGATCCTTATGAAAATCTCGCAAACGCAATCGTGCTGCAGGCCGTGAAGGATTACCGCAACGCCCTGAAGCGCCTGAAAAAGAAGTCCGGCAACAAGGCCGCGATGGCAGACGCGCTGGAATGCGAGCGCTTCTTCCGCTCCGGCTGGTACAAGACCCTAACGAGCGTGGACGGCGAGTACCTAATCACAAAACTACGAGAGGAGGCTAAGCCTAAATGACAGTAAAAGAATATCTCCATCAGGCCTACCGCCTTGATCAGAGAATCAAGTCCGATACGATGGAAGCCCAGAACCTTCGTGAGATGGCGGGCAGCGTGTCGGCTATCCAATATGATAAAGACCGGGTGCAGACTTCAAGGAACACCGAGGCTCCCTTTGCCCGGACGCTTGAAAAGCTCTGGGACTTGGAACAAAGAATTGCACGGGAGCTTGAGATGCTTTCCGACCTGAAAAAGCAGATCCGGGAAGTGATCGAGGCAGTTCCGGACACCGACGAGCGCATGGTTTTGAAGTACCGTTACATCCACAACTATACATGGGAGCAGATCGGCACCGAGCTTTGTGCAGATGCCCGCACCATCCGGCGCTGGCACGGAAACGCACTGCTGCATGCATCTCTCCCTGAAAATCCTATCGAAATATGAAATGCGCCCGAAATGTCCATATTTGTCCTAAGATGCCCACCTGCCACTTATGATAGTATATAATCAGCGAAACAGAATAAAGAAACGGCTGCACGCGCAGCCACCAAGCCTTGTGGGATTATCCTGCAGGGCTTTTTCTTTGCCCGAAAGGAGGCGCGGCTTATGCCAAGGAAACCAAAACGACCGTGCCGCTTTCCCGGCTGCCCGAACCTGACCGACGGTGCTTACTGCGAGGAGCACGCCAAGGTGATGGAACAACACTACGAGAAGTTCCAGCGCGGCTACTCTCCCGGCAAACGCTACGGCAGAGCTTGGAAACGAATCCGTGACAGGTATGTCCACAAGCACCCGCTCTGTGAGCAGTGCTTAAAGGCCGGACGCTACGTCGCGGTCGAGGAAGTCCACCACATCATTCCTCTTGCTGACGGAGGAACGAACGAGGAGTCCAATCTCATGAGCCTTTGTCGTTCGTGCCACGAGAAGATTCACCACGAGCGCGGCGACCGGTAGGGCGGGTGAAATCTCTACGACCTGTTTTCCCGGAAAACGGCGCGGGGTCTTTTACGCAAAAATTGCAATTCAAACAGGGTATTAAACCCTGCACCACAGAAATGGAAGTGATCGACATGGCGAAAGACGGAACCTATCGCGGCGGGCGGCGTGTCAAAGCTGGCTCAAAGCCGGACGCCCTCGCCGACAAAATCATGAAAGGCGCACCTGCAAAGCGCATGGAGCTGCCGGACTTCACAGATGACCTGACCGACTTCGATGTTGATGACATCGGTGACGGCGTGGAGCTTGAAGGCATGGATATGCCAAACCCGGACGACTACCTCTCCGCCCAACAGAAGGACGGCAAGCCGCTCGGCGCAGATGAAATCTATAAGGAAACATGGCTGTGGCTCAAAGAACGCGGCTGCGAGCGTCTGGTAAACAAGCGCCTGCTCGAAAGCTACTCCGAGGCCTTTGCCCGGTACATCCAGTGCTCTGAGGCGGTCAGCAAATACGGCATGCTCGGAAAACATCCGACCACCGGCGCTGCGATTGCGAGCCCTTTTACACAGCTTTTGATGAACTTTCAGAAGCAGGCCAACCTGCTCTGGTATGAGATTTACGACATTGTGAAGCAGAAC